TGGAAGTGGCTATTGCATTGCGTTTGATGGTTGTCTTGCACATTGGATGATGGGGTATTCTCTTGCTGATTTGCTTGGGTTGGGGCTATTAGTTTGGGGTAATTTGGTATAGATGGGATTCGTAGGGGATTAAGGGAATTATAAAAAATCGTAACAATTTTTGTATTTAATCGTAACAAATCGTAACTTAGCGTAACAAATCGTAACACATGAATAACAGAACACCAAATTGCATTTATTGCAATCAAAAAATGGGAAGCCAATCATCTAAAAAAAAATTTTGCTCAGACAAGTGCCGAGTATATTGGCACAGGAAGCATCCTAAAGGGAATACCATTTCTCCAATAGAATTAGCCTTAAAAATAGAAGATATAAATAAAAAGGTATCAGTGGTCTTAAATAGGCAATCTGCCGAAAATGAGCTTAAAAATGATAAATTAGAGCCGCCAGCTGGATTGAGTGGAATTGATTTAGCAATTTGGAAAGCTGAGAATAAAAAATAATTCGTAAATTAGCATAAAATTATACATATGGCACTATCTGTAATGCAAGCTGCACCTATAGAAGATGATGGACCAGGCCCAAAAAAAATTCCTGGAACTGGTTTAACTTTATATCAAGGAGGAATAGAAAAAACACCTACAGGTAGAAGTAATAGTTTTGCTGAATCAGGATTAACACCTGAAGAAATAATTATTTCTGCAAAAACTCATGGTTTGCCTATAAGTTCAAATAAAGAATTTCAAGAAGCTGCAATTAAACAACTTGCATCAACTCCACTTGGTCAAAAACACTTGGCTGATATGGAAAAAGAATTTGGGCAAACAAAAGCTGGTACATTTGCTGATGATTTACTTGGAGCAAGAACTAAATATCTTTTATTAGGTTTAGATAAAGTAAAAGATTATAACAATTACATGGAAAATAAGCCTTTGCTTGAATCTAGTATAACAAAAATTGATCCGAATAAAGGATTTGTTAATAGTGCTAATTATGCTTTTGATTTTGGTAAAGATAAAAAAGCTTATGAAGATTACATGATGAATAAAGTTCCTTCATATGCATCCATGATGGCACAACAAGATAGCGCATCTAAAGGATTATCTCCTAAAGGAGCAAAATTATTAAATGCTATGCAAGTAAAGCAAAGACTTATGGATGATACAGAAGCACAAAAAAATTATTTTAACAAATACGGAGAATTTCCAGTAAAAAATGCTGTTGATACTATACCTGATAAACAAGAAAGATTAAAAGCTTTTTTAAAATTTAGATACGGCAAATAAAAAATAAAATTTATGAAAAAGCCATTAAAGTCAATGAAAAAACAAACCATCGAAGCTGGTGGTGAAAGACATGTTGTTTACGAAAAGCCAAACAATATGGGTAATGGTAAAAAGGGAGATATCATGGTAACGCATCCTGATATTGATCTTGGTAAATGGACAACTATTGATTTAACAGATGTTGATCATAGTATGACAATAGCTGAAGGTGTTGCTGCCGTTAAGAAATGGCACAAAGAACATCCACAAGCTTACGATAAAAATAAGAAGTACAAAGAAATGAAAGGATAATGAACAAGTTAAAAATGATGAAACGAGCAGATGGCTCATATTCACCTCGTGGTTTATGGGATAATATTCGTGCAAATAAAGGAAGTGGTAAAAAACCAACTCCTGAAATGCTAAAACAAGAAAAAAAAATTAAAGCACAAGAAAAAAAATAGTTATGTCTGAAGCTTGGGAAAGAAAAGAAGGCAAAAATCCAGAAGGTGGTCTAAACCAAAAAGGTCGTGATTCATATAATCATGCTCATAGTGGGCATTTAAAGGCTCCAGTAAAAGGTGGAACTAACCCTAGAAGAGTGTCTTTTGCAGCAAGATTTGCTGGAATGAAAGGGCCAATGAAAAAACCTAATGGTGAACCAACAAGGAAAGCTTTAGCATTAAGAGCATGGGGATTTAGAAGTGTTGAATCTGCTCGTAAATTTGCAAATACACATAAGAAGTCATGAGTAAGTTAAGTATAATGATGAGAGTAAAGGAAGATGCACCTAAGGTTGCACCTATCCGTATTGATGATACAGAAATATATGAGCATGGTGAAGATGATGCTACTGCCAAAGGTTTAGAAAATGGAGTAACTCCAACAAATCTAACTGAAAGGGGTAAAAAGTATGCAGAAGAAATTGGAGAGCATGCTAAAGATGCTGGTAAAAAGAAAATAGTTAGTAGTAAAGTAAAAAGAGCTGTTGAAACTGCTACTATTATTGCCAAAAAAGCTGGTATTCCTCACACAACTAATGAATTGCTTAGTACATGGAATATTGGAGATTATGAAGGTAAAAAAGCAGGATCATTTAAAGAAAAAGAATGGGTATCAAGACCAACTGATGCTCCTAAAGGTGGAGAAAGCTTTAATTCATTTAAAGATAGAATGGTAAAAGCTTACAAATATGCTGTGTCTGCACCAAAAACAGAACAAATTATTACTCATAGTAAAGTTACTAGAGCATTTCAAGCTTTAAGAGATAATAAAGGAGTTTGGAATGATAAAACAACTAAAGATTTTTTATCGTTAAAAGGAAATTAACTTGTTTTTTTTCATACGGTTTATGGTTAATAAGCAATCGTTTACCCCCTGAGTTTCTACTTGGGGGTTTTTTTATTCTTATCGTCTATGTCTGTATTACCTATATCATAACCTACCCACGCTGCTACTGCCATTAAAACAAATATAATTATATATATCATAGTTATATTTTAATATCTTTCAAAAAGAAATTTTCCATGATATGGCCAAACTTTAACTATGCCATAATTCATAGCAATCCCTTGATTATAAGCCATTATTTGTTTGTGCATATTTTTTAATTCTTCTCTAAATTCTTCAATGTCTTTATTCCCTTTATAAGATTTACATTCATAACAGCAAGGCATAAGATTATCAAATGAATCTACATTTGGTATCATATAATCCACTTGCATATTTTCTAATGTTATTCTTTGTCCACAATAAGCACAAAGACCATTTAATTCTAACTTTTCAAATACTTTTTGTTTATCTATTTCCATAATTATTCGTTTTCTGGTTCTTCTAATAATTTTCTACCTGCATCTGACAATGGTCTAGAAAATAATCTTACTTTTTTACCTGTTGTTGGATCTTGAAACATTACACCACCATCTATTACTGGGGTAATTTTTATTTCCATAAATCCGTCTGAATTTTCTGTTGCTGCAATTACATGAATTTCATCATTATCAAATTGCATACAAAAATCTGCTCCTTCAAATACTTCTGACATATTATTTTGATTTATATTTTTTATTGTAATAATCTTGTGGATCTGCATGGAAATCAGCTCCGCATGCCCAACCATCTTTAAATGAATTTACTATTAATTTCTCTTCTTTTTTTAATAACTCCATTGACTCAATAGTATGTAATACATTGGCATTCAATATTGGATTTACTTTTAATTTTTCTATTAGTTCCTCTATGGGTGTCATGGCATATCTTTTATATCAATTATTTTAATTTCTTCTCCTGCTAACATAGCATCTATTGTATCTTCAATCATTTCTCTTTGTTCTGGTGAAAGTAAAGCAACTTTTTCTAAAATCGCTGGTACTGCAAAAACATCACTTACTATTTCTTTACGAATACCATTTCTTACTTCTTCTGTTATAGATGGTATAGAAACAATATCTACAAATATCCAACTAATTTTATCAATATATCTCTTAAATAATTTTGATCCTGAGGAATCTGGATATTGTCTAATAAAATCTTCAAATTGGTCCTTAGCCATTCTTAAATTCTGTATAGCACCAATTATATTTGCTCCTCTACTCACTTATTCTATTTTTTATTATTTTAATATAATTTTCATCAATTTCATAACCAATATATTTAAATCCTAAATCATTAGCTACTTTTAAAGTGGTACCACTTCCTGCAAATGGATCTATTATTAAATCATTTTCTTTTGCTGTTGTTAAAATTATTCTTTTTATTATTTCTTCTGGTATTTGACATGGATGTTTTGTTTTTTCTTTAGACACATTTTTAACTTGTTGTATTTCCCACCAATCATATAATTTTGCCCCCGTTTTACCTTTTTCTAAAAGTAATTTGACTCTTTTATCATTTGGGTTTTTATATGGTTGTGTTACTTTTTTAAAGTCAGGCTTACATCCCCACCAACTTATTAATCTACTTTGTTTGCCAGTATTTGAATTATATACCCATGTTACAACTTGTTCGCATTTGCCAAAAATTTCAGGCAATATATTTATAGTTTCTTCAGGATAATGAATAATAACACATGGTTTTTTAATATGACTTAATAATTTTATATAATCATATTGAGATAAATTATCAGCATAAGTATCGTAATGATAATTTTGATTATAAGGAGGATCTGTTATAGTTAATCCAACTGGATATTCTTCAGTTGTAAAATCTTTATTTAATATCACTTATTAAAATTTAAATGTTTTTCTTCAATTTCAGATAAAAATTCTCTTGCTTTTTCAACTCTGTGTTGAATTCTTAAAATATCATCTTCATTTCTATCTATATTAAACATTAATATTCTTTCTTCAATATCAATATCATCAAACTTCATATTTAATTCTAACTTCATAGCTTCATATATAAATTCAGGACTTTCTTCTGATATTACATTCATATTTTTAAGTAAATAATATTTTTCTTGTTCTATAATTGAATCAGGAGTATTTACTAAACAATATGCAATAGTAGCTTTATTCTTGTTTGTAAGCCACATATAACTTTGCATTTGCCAGTAATATAAATTATCTAACTTATCAGGCAAGTTTGCCATAAATGTCCATAAATCATAACTAGACTTAATATCAATAATACCTTCATCAATAATATCTGGGTGTCCAGAAATGTAATCATTTGTAAATCTTTCTTCATTCTTAAAAAATGGCTTCTTTAAATACAATGATAAAAGATTAATTGACTCTTGTTCCACCTCAACACCTTTTCGCATTTGTTTTGTTTGTATGTCTTTTTTACGGCCATACTTTTCTGCTATATAAACATCTAATAAATGTTTTTGTGCAGTCTTAGAAAGTAATCCAGCTTCTTTGTCAGCCTTAGTTTGAGGCTCAGTTAAAAGGTACCCAATAGATGATGATCTAAATAGAGTTTTTGAAAAGTTCATAGTTATAAGGTGTTTAGTTTTGCAGAATAAGCAGAATATATTAAAGGATCTGTTTTAGCCATTAGTTCCCAAGCTTTCAATTCTTTAACTGATTTACATTCTTTAATAAATTGAATTGCTTTATCGGCTAATGATTGTTTTGACTGAGTCTTAATAATTTCTACTGGCTCTTCATCAGAATCATCATGTAAATGACCTAATGATCTCAATCTTTTTACATTTTCTTTATGGTATTCTTCAACTAATTCTCTAGCAGCATCTAATGCTTTGCCAGCAGAATCGCCTTGATTAAGGGCAAATTCAACACCAATTTTTTCAGAAGAATAATTACCTAAGTTAAAAGTTCTAGTGTAGTTAATAGTTTGTATATGCATAGTTTTGGGTTTTTATTTTACTCTTTGTACTGTAGTTACATCATCAATAACCTTAATTTTAAATTGCTTATGCTGATGTTCTACTTTCTTTTTTAAGTTAGAAACCATAACCATTACAGATGTATATGGATTATCTAATCTAATGTTTTCTCCTAATTTTAGTTCAGCAACCTTACTAGATACTGAATCTGGACTTATACTTCTTGCCATGTTTTATATATTTTTAAACAAAATTAATTTAATTAATTTAATTAAAAAAATAAATTATTAATTTAATTAAATTTTTATTTAAATTATGGTATTTTTATTTACTCATTGTATTGAGTAATTTTACTCAATGTTTACTTATAATATTGTTCACGAAAACGTGAACGTTCACCGGCAGTGAACAAACTATATAGGTGAACAGTTTATAATTTCCTTAATTATCGGAGTATTACTACTTAATTTGTCACATAATTTGTCTACTTTTTTATATAAAAAACGGGACAATTCGTAAAGCATTGCCTTTACTTTATACCAACTTTTGTAAAGATTTACCTTTACTTTATGTTTCCGACATTGATGTCGGGAACATCCCTTATATGTCACATATTTATATAAAATTGTGACATTTATGACAAGTTATTATAATTTAAACACAGCAATTTTTTAGAATTATAATTCCAATTTGCATGAATTTTTCAAAAAATACACATCAAAAAATGCATTTTTAGAAACATATTTCCAATTTATAGCTCAAAAAAGCCGTTTTTTGATTGATAAATCATTTTAATGTGATCGATATAATTAAAAACCCCCTACTTCTTTAAGGCAGGGGGTAAAACTACTAAATCTACTAAACTATGATAACTTCCGTAAAAATACAAATTATTTATTAATAAATTTCTTTTTTACCAAGTTTAACTTAGCTCTATATTCTAAAACTAAGCTTTTTAGCTCATCTCTAGTAGGTCTAACTGTTTGTCTTGCTGTTTCTCTAAGATATTCAACCAATGATCCATTTTCTTTATGTAGCTTATATTCAAATTCTTCAATATTGCCAGTTTTAAAATAGTTGCATTCCATACATTGTGGTCTGCAATTTTGTTCCATCCACCTGGTTCCTAAGTTAGTTCTACCCATAAAGTGTCCACATTGTATTTCAGCTATAGTGTGTTTATTACCACATGTATAACATTCAACTATTCCATTTTTATCTGCATGTTTATTTCGTATATATTGGCTAAAAACATGGTCTAAATCCTGAACCAAATTATTAAAACTTTCAGAATCATCTTCAAATTCTTCCATACGTTTTTGAGTAGAAGCTATAGTAGCACATTGCTTACACATTTTTTTAGAAAAGTGATAATCAATATTACCACAATTAATACAGCGTTTTTTCTTTACAATTATAGTTGAGTTTCTCATATTTTTTCAAGTGCGTTTTTTACATTACACCAATAAAACAATTCATCTGGATCTTTACTTTTTAATTCAATTTCTTTTTGTACATAAGCAATAGCTTCATCTTTTGCTATTATAATTCTATTTTCAAAATCAGTTACTCTATCTTTTAAAAAGAAATTAACATATAACTTAATTGCTTTTGTTTGATATGCTTCCATTATTCTTTTAATTTATGCAATTTGCCATTTATAAATCTAAATTTACCAATATACTTTCCTTCTTTCCATACTTCTATAACCATATCTAATCTCTTAGCCATATCATATATTAATTCTCTATTTTCAATCATAATTGACTTTTAATTATTCTATTTATAATTTCTTTTACTATCTCCCAAATTAATATAATTATGATTATATTCATAGATTATTATTTAAAGATATTTTTAAAATAATGGTTGTTATAATCCATTTCCGTTTTATTAAAACCTACTGGAGCAATACCTTTTTTGCGTTTACCACATTTAACACATCTCCAATCAGCTGAAATATTATATACATATGTACATACATATTTATGATTACATAATAATTGAATAATTTTTTTTAATATTTTTTTCATAGGTTATTTATTTTGTCTTTTATTTTTAATATAAAATAGTATTGAATATTTAAATATTATCTTACCTCTGTAACCATATCTCCTTGAAAAAATAGCATCTTCAGCTTTAATAATATCAAAGTAAAACCAATTATTATTTATGCTAAATATTGGCTTATACAATTCTTCTAAAGCCTTTATTTTAACTTTTCGCATTGGTTTACCCTCTTTATATACTAATTGCTTCATAGGTTATTTGTTTTGGTTATAGGTTTCATTAAAATAATTTTCAGATAAAGTTTCATTTATTCCTCTATATCCTAACATATCAAATTCGGACTGTCCATTAATATGTGCTTTTTGTATCTGCTCTTTTTCTTTTTCAAGATATTTATTAAATCCTTTATCAAAGATTTCATTAGCCATATAAGGATAATTTGCCTTTAATTCATCAAACCATTCTGTTAATGCAGTTTTCATTAGTTATTTGTTTTTATAATATACTCTTGACTCTAATCCTATCTTTTGTGCCAATCTATAAACCTGTCTTTCGCTTAAATTTACTTTCTTGCAAATATGTTTAACGCTTGGATAGTTTTTTTTATCGCTCCATATTTCTGAGATAGCATTTAAGTATATATTGTTAATGTTCAAATCTTCCCCGTTATATTCTATATCAGGATATTTTTTGCAAATGTGTTGATATAATTTCTCGCTCATAGTTTAAAAAATGTCGTTTAAATTATTTTTGTCGCAAAAAGTGTCGCAAAATTATTTTATTACATTGTATTTTAATTCAACTAATATTTGGCTTAATTCTACAAATTGACCATAAAATTGCCTATCTGCAGTATTATAATCTTCATATCCTCTTTTTATATATTCTTCTTTTAATAATTCTAATTCTTCAATAAATTGTTTTAAAGTTTTCATAGTTTAAGTTTTAAAAATGCCCCCACGTTTATAACCAACACCATTTATTTTGTTATTTAATAATTTGTGAGGGCAATATTTTATTTTGTTTTTAAATAGTTAGCCATTGCGTTTCTATTAGCTTCTTTGTCAATGTCCTGGCTTGTTCGGTTGCTTTCGCCCATCGCTTTGAATTGTGCGTGTGCTTCCTCTTTGCCGTTTATATAAGCCTGATGCCTTTCTTCCCTGTATTTTTCTAACATCTCAAAGAATGTAGGCATATCCATTCGGTCAAAAACTTTCCCGTATCTAAACTTAGGAAACCCATCTAAAAACAAAAGAATATCCTGTATTGCTAATTGGTCGCTTTCTGCTTCTTCAATTAAGGCAAAAGAAAGTTGTGCTATTTGTTCAGGGTTCATTCCAACCCTTAAATTAAAATTAGATAAAGCTTTAGTTATTGCAATACTTAAAACTCCCGCAATCTTATCAATTCCGTAAATTTTAGCTAAAGCTGGTAATCTTTCATTAACAGGAACTAATTCAATAACTTTTAAATGCAAAGGTTCGCCTTTTTCTTTATATCTGCACATCTCATTGTAAACTTCTCCTTTGCTACCTTTCACGACTAAGTTTAGCAACTGCTTGGAGAGACTCCCATTCGGTAACTTTTGGAGATTGTTTTGAATAGTTTGTATTTGCATTTGGTTTATAGTTTAAATCAATAAATTTTCCGTTTGTCATATCTTTTGCCATCCAATTTTTTGCGGTGGCAATCCAATCTTTCTTTTTTTCGCCTTTAGAGTCGGACCAATTTTTAATCACTTCAAAATAATAATCGAAATTAGCGTGTTCGTATTGAGTACCCAAAAATTTAGACTTAAATATTTTAATATCATTAAAAACTTCACTAAAAAGCGTGAGTGAACTTCCTTTACTAACCTTTAGTTTAATTTCCTTTTCTTTACTTTCTTTTACTTTACTTTCCTTTCCTTGCATTGCATCGGCATTGCATTTGCTATGCATTTGCATTGCATTTGCATCATCATTGACTTTATCCCATCTTTTATTAGCTGCTATTCTTGCTCTTTGTGTTTTTTCTATATAAGGTTGCAAATAGTATAACTGTTTAATACTGAAAAAGTTGTCTTGCTCATCTAAAGTAAAAAGGTCATAGTTGCAAATAACTGCTTTAACTTTTGGTTCACTTGTTCCCATTTCATCAGCCAATAAATCAATGTCGCTTAATGGGTATTTAAAATCTAATTGCTCCCTAAGAATTTCTAATAATTGAAAGTAAATAGCATAACCCTCTAAACCTAATTCTTTTTGTACCCTTTTAAGTTTCCTGTCGTGCCTTGCATTAGCAAAGTGAGGAAAATAAAATGCATCTTTTTTCATAATAAAAAAGGGCTTCAGACTAAACAGGTAATGCGACTACCTGCCAATCCTCTGCCCTAATAAGTTTTTGTTGATATGTCGCATATATCAAGGCAAAAATAAACTAAATAATCGAATAACTTGCAAAAGTCTTGCCGTTTTTAGTTACATATTTAGTTGCAATATTTAACCCGTCATTTCTTAAATCGGCTATTCTTGCTGATAATCTAAAGCAACCAAATTTAGATAAAGCCTGTAATGGATCAATTGTTTTGCCTTTACTTAAATGCGCCTGGATTTGTTGTTTTTGAGTTTTCATAGTTGGTTTATTTTAGAATGGTAATCCTTCGGGATTTTCTTCTTCTTGTTGGTTTACAGGTTGAGCGTATTCCTTTTTGAACTCTGCCTTAGGAACAAAGTTATTAGGAAAGATGTTAAAATCAGGGTGCTTTTCATCTTTTTTGTATGGATTTTGCCACATAGAATACCTTTGCCCATTAATAGTAAATTCAATTACTTCGCCCTTTGAGGTAGCTTTTTTCCAAGCTCCAAATTTGATTTTGTTTTCCATTTTTTATTTGTTTAAAGTGATTGTGTAAGATTGTTTGTAAGATTTTAAAGGAATTGCACCTCTTTCAAATTTTTTTCCTTTTTCTTCGATTTCTTTTTGTTCTGCTTTTAATAAATCAATTTGATCCTGTAATTCTGCCCATCTTTCGGAGTAAGCACCATAATCATAGGTTTGACTGTCTTTAAGCGCTAAATTCGCCCCTAAATGGTCATACTTGCCCTTTGGGCATTTGTCTAAGAAGTCTATGATATACTCCTCGCTTTTTGCTCTTAATTGTTTTGCAAAAGCCTCTACTACTGCAACCTTTACGGCTACATCTTCCGGCTTTATAGTGCCTTCGTTTAATTCGTTGGCTACATTTTGAGCTAAAGCATCAATATCGCTTTTGGTTGGGGCGATTTCCCAAATTGCTAAAGTGTTCATAATTTATGGTTTTAAAAATAAATGAATAGTTAATACATCGTTTTTTCCTATAAGGCAATTAATATCATTGTTCCATTCAAATTTATATCCTAAAGATTTACAATTATCGTAAACTTCTTTAGAATAATATCCTATTACTGATGCAAAACCTTCATAAACAGTTATAGAAGTAAAGTTTGCAATCCCAATTCCGGATTCTGCTACCATTTTGTAAGTGTTATAAATGCTCATTAGTTTAAGTGGTTTTTCTTGGTTGTGAATAATGCCGTTATAGCCGGATTAATTAAGTCTTTGTTTAAAGTGTGCAATTGTGATAATTCGTTAAGATTTTCGCAAGAATCAATTGCCAATGTTAAATCGGTAATATTCTTATGCTTTTTAACAAATGCCGGTAATTTAGTTTCTTTAAAATGTGGCTTTTCTTTCTCTCCGGCTGCATCAGTATCTTTATCGCTGACAACACCCAAAATCGAAGATAAACAGTACCTACGAAAATAGGTTATCCCCGAACCTATTGCTTGATAATCATTCATACCTTTTAAGCTCGTTGCCGGTATGTCGCAATAGCTTTCTAAATACTGTCCGCTCTTAGTGTGAAATAAAATCGTTCTTAATCCTGAACCTTCAAGCATTTGGGTAAATCCCAATGAATGTTTTTTTAA